TATTACGTCATCAGAATGGAACTTTATACTCGCTGCACAAAGATTGGACACTTAATGTGCCCACCTTTACCTGTAGGTCCATGTGCTATAACTTGTGCACCTTATCAATTCACACCTTGTATGTTCTTTGATTTCTTCAAAGAAGATTATCACAATGGATGGTTTACTGAAGTTCAATTGACTAATTTTTATGCTAGTCATGGGTATGGTTTCGGTGTTAGGCAGAAAGGCAGAATTTATAAGACAACAGATGCCAAGTACAAAATGTATGTAATTTATGACTTTGTTAATGAGAATCATTGGGATAAATCTGAAATAATTTTCTTGCAAGGGTTTAAATTTTCTACTATAGTAAAAACTATTATGATTTTAAAAGCAGCGATAAAGAGGAAAGTAAAATTCAATTTTGTTAATCAATGGCCTCTAAAGTATTATTTAGCTGCTATTGTGTTGAAGAAATTTTTGAAGATTAGAGATAAAGAAAGAATAATGAAAGATCGAATCAGACAATTGATTGGAGATATTAAAAGTAGTGATACTGGAGATGAAGAGATTGATGAAGATGAAGAAGTGCGATCAGAAGAAGACTCTAGTGAAGAAGAGTCTGAGGAGTCTGATGATGATTTTGAAATGGCATGGGCTGATCAACAAACGGAAGTTAGTTGTTGTAAAGTACCTACAAGTGTCACTCCTGTTAATTTCAATCAAATTGCTAATTTGTTAACTCAATTTGATGGCACTGATCCAAATGTTGAATGTTTAATGAATATGTTAACAATTTCTAATCATTTCTTGGAGATTGCTCACCAATCAAGTGATATTAACTCAGATGCTATTGACTTTTTAAGGAAATATTTACACTTTAGGCATGATGTTTTCAATTTTATCTTTATTAAGTATGGCTTGATGTCCCTCTGTTTATTCAATGATGAAAAGCCTTTGCCCTATATTGATAGTATTAGAACTCCAGATCATTATAGATTACGTGAAGATGAAGAACATGGGAAAGTTATAGAGATATATGAGTTTACTGTGGTTCAAAATAAATTAAGGGCCAATTTCCTGAAAGGTGTTGATGTTAATACTTCAAAATATAAGAATGAGATTAAGATGTTAACTGATAGAGGATGGCAGGTAATGTATTTCCCTGTTTTCTATTCACTAACTGATACTATTGAAGATAATGTAAAAAATTGGGAATTACTCGGTTTTGACATATCATCTGATTTGCTCACACATGTCAAGGACTATGCAAAGCATATAAATCTCGAATATAGTTACCTCTTCAGTTTAACTTTCCAAGAGAACTTGAGCAGGGAAATGCCAGAAGCTGAAGAACAATTGAATTCATATTCATATGTTGATGATAATTGGCATTTTAAAATAGTGATTTGTGATAAAAGATTATTTTATTATCTTAACAAATTGATAAAAGACTTCAATTTTGACATTAGAGATAATTATTTCATTAAAAAGTCCAAAGCTGGTAGATTTTACGTACAATTTGCACACCGGACTAATAAATCAGGAATACCAGGAATTGTGATGAATAATTGCAAACATGATGAAGGATTACTGTATAAAACATTTAGTCATTTAGTTCAAGGTATTGATAAATGCTACATTAGAGTTAGATCAGTCATTAAAGACATTGAATTTACACCTACTCATGGATTTCAAACCAAAGCTACAAGGATCGATGTTACTACTATTGTAAAAAACAATAGGAATCGTAATTTGATAAGTATGTATCAGAGTACCAAAGTTGATGATTATTTGAATTCTAATTCTATGGATCTTTTGAACACTAAAAATGATAAGGATCAAATAATAGCATCATTGAATGTTTATAAAAATAAGTTAGATGGCAGGTATGATTCAAATATAGTGGGCAATCGTGTTGAGATCAATGCAAGAAGATCTTTTTTAACAATGATTGACACTTCGAAAGTCAATGACATATCTTATGATTCCAACATAATATTGTCTTTATTGAATATAGTTGATGTTAAAAGTAATGTCTTGAAAAGCATATATGCAAAAAGGAGTCAAATGAAATATAATGTCAATAATGAATTGTCTGAAGAGTCATTAACAAGGAAGGTATTATATAAAGATGCAGCAAACAGTTATTATTATAAATTAGGCAATGATAAGAATGTCAAATTTAGTCATTTATTCCATCGGGATGATTTTGAGGATTTAAAGAAAGCCAAGGACAATATGATTAGGGCACAAAAAGATTTTATTGGAAGTATCAATAAAGCTAAAGATAAAGGGATCCGTTTGTCAGTTGATGAATTGAATGAATTTAAAAAAGAAACTGATTGGACTAAGAATTCAGGTTACAAAGTTTATCAAGGGCCTATGAAAAATTTAAATGAGTTGTTTGAAATATCAAAGCATTTAACAAAAGCTATTAAGTTTAAGTTTGAATTGCCCAACAATGACTTTGAAGCAGATTTTATCAAAGTATTGAAAGATAAATGTTTAACTGAATTAAATGATCAATTTAATGAATTGGCCAGTACAAACTTATTCAATTCTTTAGTTTTCCTGGCTAGACTGGCTTATACTTTGATGGCTTTGTCAAATCAAACGTATAACAGTAAATTCATAAAATTGGATAATTTGGGATTAACTGATGTTATATTGGCAGTCAAAGGTGGTAAAAAGATAACTACTACTAGGAAAACTAAAATATTCAAATTAGTATATCCAACTCATGATAATATGCAAAATTGGAATCCAACTACTTTCAAATCCGGACAGTATAGTTTTGATGAGACTCCATGGATGCAATTGAATCAAAATCAGTTGTTTGACATGCTATCTGCTCCATTCAAATTGCTTTCTAATTATTGCAGTTTAAGGGAAACACATGATGTAGACACTTCTTTCAATATTGTCATTATGCCTAGCTTATTGCTGTTGCATAATAGGAGGAAAACAGAAATACTATTGCACAATATGAGATATATATGTGTCAATCCGTTAGCTGTCTATTCACAAGTGGGCAAGATGCTTGAAGAGTTTGCTGATTCATGCTATACTGCCTTTGATCATGCTATTAAATATGGGTTATACACTTATTATATAAAGTATTATGACACTATTCGTGTGTGGGCAGAAAATGAAAGCAACGACAATTTGATTTTTAATCAATCAAATATTCATCATCCTTTTATGAATCGGAACTTAGAAAATATAGATGATTTAACATATACCATTTATTCGACTTACATGATGTCAAAAGGAGCATATGAGCAAAGTCTTGAACAGGTTTTGAATTTGAAAGGCATTATGAAAACTCATCATGAATATAGTAATTTAAATAATCCATGTGATATTTCTACTTTCCAAGGGAATAATGTCGAAACTATTAAAGACAATGATTTCTCATTTAACAGAGAAGTTTGTTACAATGTTGGGAAACTGTTAGCCTCTGAATTGAGACATAAAAATTGTGCAACTGCTTTGAATATCAAATGGTATAATCTGTTGCAAACACCAGTTGACAGTATGGCTAATAACAGAGGATTAAGATTCCAAGGGAAAGAATTCTTTGGTCATAAAGGCTATTTTATTATATATAAACAATTGTTGGAAAATGAATTTGACAAAGTTGCAGAAATTTTAAACATGGAAGATAGTTTGAAAAAACATAAAGCACTAAATTTATTGAACAAAACATTTTTCACAGAACAAAATAATCATAAGTTAGAGAAAGTGATGATGCATGTTGTGGACAAAAGCCAGCGTGGTGGTGGTAGGGAAATTTATGTAATGGATTATATTACCAAATTGTATCAAAATCCAATCGAAAAATTGTTTAAGTTTTTATGTGAATTTATTGACAATGAATTGATCAGCGTGCCATCTGCTAGAAGAGCTGGCCTTATTCATAAAAAATGTTTTGAATACAGATCAACGAAGTATGATACATATTATATGACTTTGGATTGTAGGAAATGGGCTCCTAAAAGCAATCCAGAGAAATACTTATATATGATTTTAGGAATGAGGGAAATATTGCCAGAAGATTTTGTAAAATCTGTGTTTTATTACTTTGGTAAGCATAAATCTAAGCAGATACATTTAAGGAAGGAGATTTATGATAAGTTTGTGAGTAATCCAGAAAATGAATTGTATAAAGGTTATTTTAAAATGAATGAAGATCAAAATAGTGCTTATTTCATTATGCCCTATAGTTTCGTTATGGGAATTTTCAATATGTTAAGTAGTTTATTGCACGCAGGAGGGCAAAAATATGCAAAGTATTTGATAGAAAAACCTTATTTAGAAGATAAAATCAATATAGACTTTGACATGTTCGCACATTCAGATGATAGTGGAGGTAGGTTAAGCATACCTAAAGATAATGATATCAATGTGAGTTTAATAGTCGGAAAATATGAATTTTTAATGAAATGTTTAAATCATTTAATGTCAGTAAAAAAGTGTTCAATTAGTAAATCATATTTTGAATTAGTGTCTATATTGTATATGAATCATGAATTGCTGCCATTGTTACCTAAATTTTTGAGCAATATAAATTTAGTTTTCTCAGGTCAAGGATTAAGTAGTGATTTTAAACAGATTATATCTAAATCAATTGAACTATTATCCAATGGTGCTACACATTCTCAAGCATATAAATGTCAATTGATAATGAGCAATATGTATCGAAACTTTTATAGGGTACAAACTGACACTCAAATACCAGCACTTGGTGGATTTGCTAATAGTTGGCCTCTATTTTATCAGACTCATGGATCTAGTGTTGATGAAGTGCGTTCTATGATGCTCAATCCCAAATTCTTTAAAAAATATATACATTTTGCTGAAAATCACTTAGATTTTTCTGTAGTTGATGGTACAGTAAACTTGAAGTATCAAAATGTATTAAGAACTCCAGCTGCATACAATGCTTTGAAAAAACGTATAGTTATGCCTGAATTTGAGGATAATCAATGGTTTTTTGAAAATAACAAGACACGGCATGCACTATTAAATGTGTACTGGTTCAGAGCAAAGCTAAATAGTCATGATTTTGCTGTCTCTGTGCTAAATATAAATGAAGTGAAAAGAGCATATGATTCATTATATATGGCCAGTGGAGAGCACATTAAAGGCAAATTTAGAAATTATAGTATAAATGAATTATTAATTAAGATCATTGAAAGTCCTGAAACAAATACTCAAATAGAGAAAATTATTAGAGTAATGTTTCAAAGCTTTATAAGATATTACAATTTTTTGATTGATTTGCCTCCACCAAAAATTGTAAGTAAAGAATTATTCAGTTCAAAACCAGCAACTTTGCAGTTGAATGACTTTGTTGAATCGCCAATTGCTGAATTTCAAAGTTTGCATTTGGCTGTCAGTTTAGTAAGACAAGAATTGCTGGATTACACTTACACTAATAAAAGATATGGACCTGAATTATTAACAATGTATAAATACTTAAAAAATCTAGGTGTCCCTTCAAATGTTGTTGCTATAAAAAATTTCTTAGATTACATGAAAAAAACGAAAAATTATGTTTTAAATTATTATTCAGATCTGCCTTCAAATAAAAGAGTACTGTCAGGACTCAATGGATTACATACTTTACTGTTAAACAATTTCCATAAACAGAATCAATTAATAACAAGTCATAATGAATATTTGGAATATCAAAATTATAAGTATGTGGAAGACAAAAAATTAAACATGTGCGTCATATTGTTTTATTTTTACATTATACAAAGCAGGATAAGGGACGACCATTTGTCATCATTGAAAATAACAAAAAAGTTGACTGATAAGGAAGTCCGTGTTTCAAATTTGCATGATGAAATTTCTAATATTATACCGTACAAGGAAGTTTTATCTTTTATGGAATTAATTGAGTCTAGAGAAGATAAGATGATAGTATTAAATAATTATACTTGTTGGGCTTTCTGGACAAACAGACAAACTAGATTTTCCAATGAGTGGATTGGATATGGACAATTTATAGTTTCATTAGATGGTTTATTATTCGAAGTATCAGTACTAAATAAAGATATAATTCAAATTGGTACTAGAACACAAAGTCCAATTGTATTCAGTGAATATGCCAGCAATTTCTTTTACATGATAGTCAAAGAGTTCGATTTGAATTTTACTAAATTGATAACTGCTGAAGAAAATAGCATACATTTCGGTTTAAATGATGGAAATATATTAGGTTTTCATGGTGGAAATCAAATCAAAGTAGGAGTACAAAATACTATATATGATACACAATTAGACTTATCGGAATTTGCATTGAAAATATCTCATTCTTATAGATCAGGAAGTCATTATGTGCTTCATAATAATGTGAATAAAAAATTGCATACATATGAATCTCTGATTTTCCAACATAATAAATTAGATATCTTTGATTGCATTGACTGGGATGAAGCTACAAATAACACTAAAACTAGATTTTTCCAATATTTAATTGACGGTGAATTTGGAACAATAGATAATATTGAATACGAGAAAGATGATTTGATAGACAATTTTTTGAGCACTGATTTGTATAAATTGTTTTATAACAGTAAAAAAACAGGCAAACATATGAACCAAGTTGTATGGGAAGACATATTAACTAGCTTAAATTATCAAGAAGATATTTTCCCTTCACTCATGGAAAATATGAACTTGAAGGATATAGAATCAATATTGCCTAAAACGAAAAAAGACAATTTGTCGTTATATGTATATTATGACACTGACAATAATGATTTGAGATTATTGAGATACAAATTGCAAAGTATAACCAGTGAAAAAGAACGGGTTCTGTATCTAACGAATATAATATTAAGCTTGAAAGATACTGCTGGTTTAATTTTATTGCCAGAAATTGGTAATCCGGATGAATTCAAAAAATATCAAAAAAACAATTTGAACTCTATGCAATGGTTAATGGTTTTCATTACCATATTGGAAGCTATTTTTTATGCAAAAAAACATTTAAAAGATACACAATTAAACAAATTAATAAAATATACTGGATATAATTTAGATGATATGGATAATTTTATTTATTACTTCTTAGGACCTATTTACAATAAAAAGGATATAATTTTAGATGAATTTGCTGCTTTAAGTATGCAACAATTGGTATTGCACGAACTTTTAAGTATGATGCATGAGAATAAGTATTGTTTTGCTGAATTCGCTCGCAATTTTAGGAAAACTATGCTTAAAAATTTGCCTAGACATCCACATTATGAACAGCAATGGCACCAATTAATAAGTGAAATGTACAAATATTTGTATTGTAATCCCATAAATGAAGATGATAGATTAAAATTCCCCGCATCTGTTATTCGTATTAGCAGATTCGATAAAGTCAAATCAGAAGAGTATGAAGTTTGGGATAAAAGTTACGGAGATATGAATACTAGCGTTATTCCTGTCATGATCAAAATACAAACTGCTGTTAAGATTGATGAAGATCTAGAATTCAATAAGAAAGATTTAGTGGACAATAATTTAGCATCTTTCAAAACAATCAAAGAAGAAGCATTGACACAAAAAAATGGATTAATAGAAATGGTGGAAGACTGCGATGGAGAAACATCTTTCAAAGCTAAAAGAAGAAGTTCAGATATTGTTATTTGTCCAACAATTGATGATTTGATATATTATTGTAATTCACCGGAAAGCAACAAAAATAAAGCAATTGCAACTGAATTCATCATGCCTTTCTTCAATGTCAAAACTTTGAAAATAAAGACAGCCAAAACTGTAAAAACATACTTTGTGTATAATTATTCAATGAAAGGTGAAGAAGGAAATCGATTTGATTCTGGAATGATCAGAGCATTTAATGAATATATTCAATTTTATAACAATGAGCAAACAGAATGGCTATTCCAACAAAACATAAACAAGGGAACTATAAAAGTTGATATTAGCTTGCCATTAAGTGTCAATCACATTCAAAAAAGATATGACATTGAGAATCAAGACAGTTATGGTAATGTGTTATTGGACTACTTAATGAAAGAATTTTCATTGGATGATTCAGATAAACCGATTTTGAAAAATATTTTCGATTCAAATAGGCCAGCAATAAGGAAATTTCAATTAACAAAGCAATATATCAATGAGAAAAGTAAACAAAAATTGGATAATAGCACATTGGATTTAGATAAAATGATATCCAAAATATTCAATGAGCAAAAAGGTGCCTTTGGTGAGATAAATTTGGACACAGGTGCCAAAGTGAAAATGAATTTGTCTGCAACAGGAAAAAATCCAGATAAGCTTATTGAAGGCATTACTAACTATAAAACAGAATTCAAACAAGGTAGCAAAATTTTAAACAACAAATGGGGCAATATTCTAGTTGAAAACCTAATAATGTCACAAGCAGAAAAAACACATTTATGCCTAAGTTTTAAAATACTTAGGACACAATTCAGAGGTCAAAAGATGTTTGATAAAGCAGGATTATGCTCCACAGTTATGGACATTATTGAACACTCTAAAGTGGGACAGACTAACACAGAATCAAAAAAATTTGAAGAAGATATGAAGCTTTTGATGAATGATATAAGTAAAGACATAGAATTAGAAGATAATGATGTTGAATATGAGCATCCTCAATTTAAGATACATGATTGGAAGTTCAATTTGAAGTGATTGTTAATAATTTAAATTCTTTGCTGATG